AGAAAAAAGATTAAATGAGATGTCGAGTAAATAAGATCAATAAACTAACTTTATAAATTTTAGTTTGACTGCTCTTAAAATATAAGTTAGAGTATAAATATTATGGCACAAAAAGCAGTTCCTACAAATAAAGCTCTTTACTCAAGAGTAAAATCTGAAGCTAAATCTAAGTTCGATGTTTATCCATCAGCTTATGCTAATGGTTGGCTTGTTAAAGAATATAAACGCAGAGGCGGTACCTATCGCACTGTGAAAAAGGAAGGTAAATAAAATGGCTAAGATGAAATCATCAGGTGGCAAGGCAAAAAAGGAAGCAAAAGTTCCTGCAATGAAAAAGGAAGCTTCTGGACTAACAGCTGCTCAAAAGAAGTTACCTCCTGGCTTACAGAAGGCAATAGCTGCTAAAAAAGGAAAGTAATAGTTATGGCTAAGAAACCTTCGTCTGGACTATCTAAAAAAGAAAAATCCAGCATTGCTAAAAAAGCTATTGCTGGAAAAGATATTGGTAAAAAAGGTAAAAATTTTGATAAGGTAGCTGCAAAGGCTGCTGAACAATATGGAAGTGCTGAAGCCGGAGCTGCTGTTGCAGCAGCTGCAATGTATAAAGGCATTAAGGCACGTAAGAAAAGCTAATGGCAAAAATGCGTCGTAGAGTTACCAGTAAAAAAGCTACTAATGCTTCTCTGTGGGAGAAGGCGTCTTCTGATGTATCAAAACGTCAGAAGCAGCCTCTTGCTGAGTTTTATACCCCACTAGGCAGAATGGTAACTCGCCCAAGCGATTCTAAAAAAGACTGGATGAGTTACGACCAATGGGCTTCTGCAAAAACCCCATTTAAAGATAGCGTAATTCCTAATCCAAAGAGAAAATTCTAATGGCTAAAAAACCGCGTGGAGGACTACAAGCTTGGTTCGGATCAGGTAAGACTGGTGGAGTAGGTGGCGGCGGATGGGATCGCTATGATTCTTCAGGTAAACGTATTGGTAAGTGTGGTGAGGGTAGCCCCGGCGATCCCTATGCCGCATGTCTTTCTCGCGAAAAAGCTCGTAAACTAGGAAAAGAAGGTATAGCATCTTTTGTAAGAAGAAAGCGTGACGCGCAATCTGAGGCAGGGGCTGGTAAAAAAGGGGAGGGCAAGGGTTCTCCTGTTTTTGTTGCTACAGGCGCTTCTCCAAGAAGGAAGGTTAAGAAATAATGGTAACTCGTGTAGATAAATATCTTGGAGGTCTAGGAATAGATGCTACAGGTAAATTAGAAGTTACTGATAACGCTGCTGTAGTTATAGGTGATGGTTCTTCAACTGGTAATGTTTATGCTGGGACTATTAATTCTGGTGGCGTAGAATTACGTGCAAATGACTATGCAACCCTTCTTTCCGCTCGTTCTAACGACTATACTACTTTAACTGCTGCTTATGCAAATGATGGTTCTACTCTAGGATTAGCATATTCTAATGATGGAGCTACTCTTTCATCAGCTCGTGCTAATGACTTTAATACATATGCCGTAGCACTTGGAGGCTTAACTGGAGCCAACACTGCTATTACAAATCTTCAGACAGGTTTAACTGGGACTAATACTAACTTATCTGGAAACGTAGCAATATTTAATGGGGCGTTTACAGGTTCTAATACAAGATTAGCGGGAGCTGAATCTAATGTTATTGCCTTACAAGGTGGTATTTCAGGATCAAATACTCGCATTACTGGTACTGAATCTAACGTAACAATATTACAAGGTGCTATATCAGGTTCTAATATAAGATTAGCAGGAGCTGAATCTAACGTAATCTCACTACAAGGTGGATTGTCAGGTGCTAATACTAATATTAGTGCTATCACTAACTCTCCTGTAACATTTCAATCAAATGTTACTATTCTTGGTAATTTAACCCTAGCTGGTAATACTACAATAATTACAGCCAATACTATTTCTTTTGGGGATACCCTACTATCTCTAGGAGCAAACAACACCACCTCTGATCTTGTTGATATTGGTTTATACGGTCATTACTGGAATGGTAGCGCTAATAGCCATACAGGTATTTTTAGAGATGCTACTAATAAAGACTGGATGATATTTGCAAACTATATTATTGACCTTTAGGGTAATTCTACAATAGATATAGCAAATAGCTCTTTCCAATTAGGAACTTTAAGACTAGCTAATGCTAATGCAGGTTTCAATGTTAGTGCTGCAAACGCTATATTAGGTACATCTGTATATTCTGGAGCTGTAGAGCTTCGTTCTAATGATTATGCTACTTATCTAATGGCTAAAGGTGGTATTGATGGTGCTAACACTAGTATTGCCGGTAAAGATACCGTAGCAAACGTGTATGCAACCTGGAATTATTTAAATTCAAACGTGGTAGCACTACAAGGTGGCTTATCAGGTGCTAATACTGCTATTGCTGCTAAAGCTCCCTCAGCTTCTCCAACATTTACTGGTAGTGCTACTTTTGATACTAACACTCTTTATGTAGATGCTACTAATGATAGAGTTGGTATTTTAACTACTGTTCCGGGTTATTCTTTAGATGTACGTGGAACTGCTAACGTAGGTGCTCTTACAGCAACATCTATTAATATTATTCCATCAGGAGCTATTATAATGTATGGAGCAAATACTGCTCCTTCTGGATGGTTAGCTTGTGACGGTACAGCAGTATCTAGAACTACATATTCAGCTCTATATTCAGCAATTGCTACTAACTATGGTGTAGGCGATAATAGCACTACTTTTAATCTACCTGACTTTAGAGGTCGTTCTCCTTATGGTGTTGATGCTCTACAGAGCATAACCATTGGCGGTACTTCAGTAGGCAAGATTAATACTAGCTACCAAAATTCAACAAACAGTGGAACAACAGGAACCGGAACAACAGGAACCGGTACTACTGGAACCAGCACTACAGCTATTACAGCTACTAATTCTAACACTAGTACTACTGTAGCGTCTACTACTAGTACTGGTACGACAGGTACCGGAACAGGTACTATACCAGCTCTAACGTATGTTACAGGTACAGGTTCAACAGGTACTGGTACTACTGGTACTAGCACTACAGGAGGTGGAACCGGTACAATACCAGCTCTAACTTACACTACAGGTACTGGTACTACTGGTGGTGGTACTACTGGCGGATCAACTACAGGTACTGGTACAGGAACTATACCAGCACTAACCTATACTACCGGATCTAGTTCAACAGGAACTGGTACTACAGGTACAGGAACATCAGGTTCTACTACCTCAGGTATTACCGTAGGTACTAGTACTACTAACTCTACAACCGACAAAGACGTGACTAACTCTATTACTGTTGTTACTTCTGTAACTTCGGTAGCACATACTCATTCAATACCTGGACTATCTATCCCGGCATTAACAGTTCCTAGTTTAACAATTCCAGCTATGAACGTAGCTGTACCCGGACTATCCGTCCCAGGTCTTAGTGTTCCAGGACTATCAGTCCCTGCATTGACAATACCTGCTATGAACGTAAGCGTACCAGGATTATCAGTACCCGGACTTTCAGTGCCAGCTCTTAGTATACCAGCATTAACAATTCCAGCTATGAACGTAGCTGTACCAGGATTATCAGTCCCAGCTTTAACGATTCCGTCGTTAACTGTGAATGCACATACTCATGTTGTACCAGCATTGACTATTCCTGGTTTATCAATCCCAGCACTTTCAATTCCTGGGCTATCAGTACCTGCACTAACAGTAACTCATCCAGCTACTATTGTGCAGTTTATAATTAAAACTTAAAAGAGGGAAAAATGAATTCTTACAGCGTTAGGTATAAACTACCTAATCAGTTCTTTTTTAGAACAATAAAAAACTTAATACAAGACGGTTATTTAGATGAGAATAAAAATATAAGATATTTTATATCTAAAGACAGAAAGAGATACGAGATACACGCAACAGGTGTATTTGAGTTTTCTAGTAGTCGAGCAGATTATATAGAAGCTTTAAATAAACAAAGAGAATCTTTACAAAAACAAGAAACTAACGAGGTAATACCAGGTGTCCCACTACCAGAATGATAAAATTTTGGTAGTGGAATCTTTACTACCAGTTGAAAGTTGTGACTATCTATTAAACTTTGCAAAAACATACCCTGACGCTTTTAAAAATGAAGATCAGGTTATACCTGCTTTTAAGGATAGAACAATATCTTATAAAAAATTACATAGAAGTATGCAAGCTCCATATAATACTGTAGAACGTATCTTAAACTATGCACGTTTTGCAGGTCAAAAATATATATGTGAACGATATTCTGAGTTTTGTGTACCAGATAACACAGAATTGACTATTTGGAGGCAAGGAGATTCTATGAGTGCTCATGCCGATAATTGTTGGCAAGAAGATGTTTCGGATGATATTAAAGCTATGAAGCATCCTACTTGGTATAGAGATTTTTCTGGAATATTTTATCTAAATGATGACTATGAGGGCGGAGAGATTGTATTTAAAAATTTAAATACAACCATAAAACCTAAGAAAGGCATGTTTGTTGGTTTTAAAGCTGATTTGGAATACACCCATCAGGTTTTACCAGTGAAGCATGCCGATAGGTATACAATTGCCATATGGTATTCTAAGAGATTGGAGTATTCAGAATAACATAAATTAAAGTGGCAGTTGTAAGGAGTTTAAAGTGTTAAAATACCTTAAGTATCTTTCCCTAATTGCCACATTATTTATAACACCTGCACTAGCAGATAGTGTTTTAGTTATTGATGCTCAGTATGATCAAGTTACCAACAATGTTAAAGGACGTCTCGAAGCTGCTGGTCACACAGTAATTACTACAACAGACGTTTCACAAATTCCAACAGTCACAAGCACATATCAACAGGTATGGGACCTAAGATATGCTGCTGCTTTGACTTCTGGTGAACAAACCGCATATCAGACGTATGTTACCAATGGCGGTTTCGCTTACTTCGTAACTGAGAATCCAGGTTGCTGTCAGTCACGCAATAACTCAGTGGCTGCGCTTATCACCAATCTTGGTGGCGGTACAACTACCATTGGTGCGAATTATGCTATGACAAACAACGTGTCAAGCAATGTTAACACTACCTACATGACTTCTGGTATCACTGTTAACTATGCAGCAGTTTCTGCCATTGTTAATAGTCAAGGTATTCCACTTATCTCTGATGGTAATGGTGCTGTATCTGGTATGAGCTGGATCGGTCGTGCCGGCGCATTAGGTTCCGGTGTAACTGGTACTATTGTTACTGTTGCTG